AGCAAGAGGACCGAGCATACGATTTAGTTAAGGCTCAGTTTGAGGCTCGCTACGCAAAGGAACTTGAGATTGAAAAGCAAGAAATTGCTAAGTCCAAGTTTAATGCACAATCCGAACTTGAGGTTCTTCGTGAAGAACTTTCTACCTTGAAAAAGAGTTTGGAAAACAATGAAATCGCTAAGGCACAAACGGTTGAAGAAACGACCCGTCAACTTAGTGAAGATTTTTCCCGTGTGAGTGAAATGTCTTGGGATGAGATTCATGGTCTTTTCTCAAAGCACGAGGGGGGTATTTAAAATGAGTGGATATTTTAAGACTATTGGAGATTTGGAGCGAGCAACCTACGGATTGGGTAGCGATAACCTTTTGAAAGCAACGGGCATTACTAGCGGTATTCATGCTGGACACGCTTTGGCTACTCCCGGTGGAGATGCTACTTTGCACAATTTGATTTACGGCCAAAAAGTGTGGTCTATGATTAACCGTGAAATTAACGCCCTTTCTATTCTTCCTAAGAAACCTTGGAAGTCTAGTGGCTGGCGAATTATGAAAGAGCGAGCAATTGGTGGTGCGGCTGATACTTTCTCCGTTTCCGACCTTGATGATTTGGGCGGAACTGCTGAGAATGCCGCACTTTCGGGTATCACGAATGTTAAGCCCGTCTATGAGAACCTTCATGTTTCTCCTAAGACGATTGCTCACACTTTTGAGATTTCCGAGATTGCACAATTGATGGCTGGTCTTGATGATGGTTTGGGCGACCTTATCGCTTCTTACCGTGAAGAGGTCGGTGTTTCTCACGCTGAGGCTATGAACAAAATGATTTTGCAGGATTTGACTAGTGTTGCTGGAACGGGTATTGATGCTCACGCTACTAAGGCTGATAACTCGCTTATGACCCTTTATAAAATTGTGGCTACCTTTGCAGAAACCGACGCTTTGTCAACTTATGTTACAAACAAAAACAACCTTTACGGTGTGACTCGTGCTTCTTCCGGAACCGATTATTTGGAGGCATATGTTGATTCTAACTCCGGAACCGAAAGAAACCTTACGGTTAGTCTGCTTAACACGGCTATTCGTAATTTGATGGCCCGTGGTGGAGAACCAAAGGTTATTTTGACTGGATATGATACCATTCAAACTCTCGGTGAATTGCTTCAAGCACAGGAACGCTTTATGGGCAGAACGGAAATTACGCCATCCCACAACGGAATTAAGGGTGTTGAAGGTAGAGAAGTCGGTTTCCGAGTCGCTACCTATCACGACATTCCTATCATTCCCGTGAAGGATATGCCTAACGGTGGTGCTGGTATTTCGGATATGTTGATTCTTGACACGGACCATTTGTTCCTTTGCACTATGAAGCCAACCGAATACTTTGAAGGTGGTATTAATGCTGATGTTTTCGGACACGGCAAATTGGGACACCGTGGGCTTTACCGCACCGTTGCTGAAACTGTTTGCACCTACTTCCGAGGACAGGGTAAAATCCTTGACCTTCAATGAGGTGTTTTAAATGACTTCAACATTTACAATGTTAGCAGACCATTTGGGTTTTACTGGTCCGAAGGTCATGGGACATGAGTATTATGTGGATGCCGCAGTTAATTGCACTTCTTATCGTGGTGTTTTGAGCCTTACCGGAACTTTTGTTGCTTCGGATAACACCTTTACTTTGACTGTTGCTGATACCGCAGATTTTAGTCGTTTGGCTATTGGACAAGAATATGCTATTACTGATTCTGTCGGCACTACTAACGATGCTACAGTTACGATTGATGGCTTGAGTGGTTCGGGTGGAATTGGTTCTGTAATTACATTTAGCGCAGTAGCAGGAGATGAAACAGGCGATACAATTACTCTTACCCCAAGCGAAGAGTATCTTTTGGCTAGTGATTTTGGTCTTAGCAACATTAGTGCTGTTTTTGTTACAGGGCATGAGGATGGAACCAACGCATACACGGTTAAGACTAGTGATGCTGGGGCATATGCTAGTTCTAAGTTTGTTGAATTGGAAATTCGTGTTGGTTCAACTGGAACCGAATTAGCAGCCGCCGCATCCAATGGTGATTGTGTTAGATTGCGAGTTTTCGGAAACCTTTGAGGTGAAGTAAATGCGTGTAAAAAATATTACTGGCGGGACTAAGGTTATTTTCGGAAGAGCGTATTTGGGTAATTACGAATACGATGTTTCGGAAGACCTGCGAGATATTTTTATTAGAAATGGATTTGAGATTTTGGGAGAGGAGGTGGCTGAAACCCCTGTTGAGGAAACCTTAGAAGAATCAACGGAGGTTAGTGAAGTCGCACCTCTACCCGATTTCTCTTCTATGACTAAAAGGGAATTGCAGGATTACCTTACTGAGCAAGGTGTTGTTTATCTTAGACAAAACACCAAAGCAGAATTGCTTTCACTCGCTTTGGGTGAAAGTGAAGAAGAGTAAGTTTTATAACATAGCCCCGCTTGGTTAATACCAAGAGGGAATATATTATGCCTGTTAATTCAACTAAAATTACTGCGAACACACAAGTTTCATCCATCGGTGGAACCTTTGACGGATTTATTTATTATAATGGTGCGACGGCTTCGGTTGTTTATGTTTTTGATAATAACAATTCCGACATTTCGGCTCCTTTTAACTATAACAACGACCCCACTATTAATACGGGGGCAACCGCAGGGCTTTCTGCTGGTATGTTAGTTTTTGGTGATGGGATTCCCGATGGGGCCACTATTGCTTCAATTACTGATGCTACTTCTTTTGAATTAAGTGTTTCTACTACCGGAGGTGCAAAGGTCGCTTCTTTGCTTACATTTGTTTCCGTGGAAAACCCAATTGGAAAGTTTAAAATTGATGCTAACTCTAGCGACGACATTAGAGGATTAGAAATTATTTGCCGCAACGGAATTAAAATTGTGGGTGAAAATTTCACTACATTGGAAGTCTTTGCCCTCACCAATTAGGGGGTTAGAGAATGGTCCAAGTTCCAAGACTACGAAACTACGAGAAAAAAATTCCTTCGGGGGTTGAGTGGACTGAGGCTCTGTCCTTAGAGGTTTTAATTGATTTTATTAATGCTGATATTTCCGGAAGGAAAAAGGGTATGGGTGAGGAAGAAGCCGCTACACTAAAAGAGACTAGGGCTTTGATGCGAGGTCTTGTAGATTGGCTTTCAACCGACCACGAAGGTTTTATTGGATATGATGATGAAAAGTTTGATGCTATTAACCGTGCGGCATTTAAGTCTCTTTTAGATAAGAGAATGTTAGACGAGGACTTTGCTGGATTATTTAGTATTTTTAAGTTAGAGGCTGATGAAGAAAGTCCCACTTTATCCACTCTGTTGGCTGGAAACGCAGATGAGTTTCAAATGGATATTGATTTAACCTCGGATGAGAACCGAGCCTTAATTGGTGATTTAATCGCTGAGGATTTAATTAAACCTAAAGGAGCCGCAATATCTAACTTCGTTGATATGGTTCACCAACAGTTTGGTAAAAATACCTATACCGATGAACAAATTATCCAAATGGTAAAAAACAGAGATACAATGCAAGGTGCTATTCAGTCTGCTCAAAATATGGTAGAGATGCTTATTTCGGACTCTTCGCCGGGGTTCGTTATTCAGCCATATTTGAAGTCTATTAATAATAAAGGTAAGGTTGAGAGAATTTCTCTTACAGATGTTCTAGCAAACCTCTTTGGGAAGGAGTATAAAATAGATGATAAGCGATACAGAAGAAGCAGGGATAGTAAATTAATAGAAGGTAAATCTAATAAAGAACTTACCGAGGAGGAGTGGATTCAAGAACTTTCCAATATGGAACCTAATGAATTAGTAGGTGAATTAAACCACGGACTTAAAATTGGGTTCAGAGATAAACTCGTTAGTAGTGGTTTGTTTGACACATTTAAAGAATATGATGGGTTAAATAAAATCTATAACCAAATTGACCTTTCCTTGAATCAATCTACCTTACCATCAATTGAGCAGTTTAAAACGCCTAAAGAAGTGGGTAAGGTTGGTGTAAGAAAAACTACCATTAATATAGATGAATTAATTGATTGGGTGGTTGCTAACCACGGTAGGGATTTAGAACAACTTGCTACAAAAATTGCTTCTAATCAAGAGGAAACTCATACACTTAGTATTCCTAATTGGAACCCAGCAGAAATTTCGGGCATCCCTCACAACCTTGTTAGTATTGGAACAAAATCTACTAAGAGAAAAATGACCGCTTCTAATAAGGTTAAACTTCTAAATAAGAAGCAAACCAAGCGTGGTGCTATTTTTGACTACATTAAAGCACTTCGTAGGGATAGAGATGAAAACTTTTCACAGGAAATTCAAAGCCAATATAACTTAGATGAGGTAGGGGCAGGGGGTATTTTTGACGGGATTACAGAATTTTATAATACCTTAAAGGACGCTATTACCAAAAAAATTTCAGCCAATCCATCAAGAAGAGACCGCTACGAAGAACTGAGAAATATTATTAGTCAATCGGAAGAAATTTTATCCGAGATTAGCACTACTGATAAAGGAGAGGAGATTTTAAATGACCCTTCACTTGCTAACGATGTAGCAGATGAAATGGGTGAACTTGTTTTAGTTATTGACACCATCCGTGAACAGAAGCAAGAGGACGAAGAATCCTACAAACAAAAAGATAAGAGGCCAACCGGAGAAGAAATTGATACGCAAATTGCTCAAGGATTGGAAAGTGTTGACTTTGAGGACACTATTTATGACACAGGTATGGCTATTAAAAACGATATTGAGAATTTTATTTCCGTGTTAGAAAACCACGCATCTTCAAACTTGGAAAGTATGAGAGAATTAGCAGAAGAGGAATATAAACTTATCAATAGAGTTCTTTTCACAGGGGGAGAGGGCGAAAATAGAGAAGTAGCGGGGGGAATAAAGCCGGACTTTACAGATGTTAATTTTACTGCGGTGAGAGCGCAAAAAGATTTAACCGCATCAATTGACTTTTTAGCACAACAATTATATGATACCGAAGAAAAGCAAGAAGAATTTTTTGACCAAGTAGCCCAAGAAGAGGATTATGGGATAAATGTGCAAGCAATTGAATCTATTTTAACAGGGTTCAAAGACCAAGCATTTATGAAAAATGTAAGAAATAACCCTCAAAGTTTAAAGGAAGAAACCAAGAAAACTCTTGCTAAGTTTTTGTTTTATCCGGCCCTATACAGAGGTTCGTTGGTTGGGAATGAAAACAATCTAGTTCAATCGGAGTCAGCCCCATATTCAAAGGAGTTAACCGGAGAGTTGAAACTTATTCTAGAAAAGGTAGAAAATGGATTTGAAATTAGTTATGTCTACAATGTTTCTGCTGAGGTTAAAATTTATCTAGGTAGCGACCCTTCTAACTTTATGGACCAAACCCAATCCGGAATGACGGTAGGAACTACTAACCTTAGTCCTTCCGGAAAGGAAAAATTATTCCGTGGCCGAAAGGGTGAGAAATTTAGAAGTCTATTGAATACTAACAAAAAGGCCTACATGGAAAAACTTTTAAATAAACTAATGAAACTAGATTCTGTTATAGGTGGTAGTTGATATGGTTAAAGTTATTGTTCCATCGGACCCTTCTCTAAATGTAGTAAATTACACAGATGGGAATGGTGCTTATACAAACGCAGTAAAAGTAGCCGCTCTGTTGGGTATTGCTGATTTTTCTACCTCCACCTCTCCTACTTTAGCAGAGGTTGGGGATTTAATCCGAAGGGCAGAGGACTTCATAGATGAATATACTAACGAGTCGTGGAGAGAAAATCTTGCTGAGAACGAATTTCACGATTTTGACTTTTACGATAAGTATTCATATTTTTACGAGGACTACGCTGGGAAGATTAGAGCCGAACACGAAAATGTTAGAAAGGTAATTAGGATTGCTTTTTGGGATGGAGATTCTTATAGAGATGTTGCGTCGGCTGTTTCTACCGTGACTATTTCCGATAATGCTTACGCTTTACAGGTAAGTTTAGGTATCGGAACACTATCTTGGCAATTAACTGCTGTAGCGGCTGGTCAAACTAGTGGTTTTAATAATAAGTTTGGTATTAGAACAACAGCACAGGAATTGTGCTATTTAATTAATGGTCAGCCTCCCACTATTACTGCTAAATTTACAGGGGCAACTGGAAACAAACAAGCATTAGATACCACTAGCACCTACGATGTTTCGGATTTCTTTTATGCTTCTTTGGAGGAAGATGATACCGTGACAATTGTTTCTTTGTTGCCCGGTTCGGATGGGTCGGCTTGCACTATTTCTACAACTGGTGCGGGTATTAGTGCTACTGATTTTACCGATAAGGAGAATTATGACCGTAATCAAACTTGGTGGGACATGAAGGATTCGGGGGATATTTTTTTCCGAGCAGACTACCCAATGCATAGAAAACACTCGGTTAAGATTACCTATACTTATGGAAATCATAGAGTTCCAGCCGTCATTGAAGAGGCCGCTACAAAACTCGTGGCTTGTGAGTTGTTGGCTAGTGATGATTCATATGTTCTTGTAGGGGATGATTCTACAGGGATTAATATTCAAGCAAAGTATGATGCTTATAAGAAGGATATTGATGCTATCCTTAAGATGAAGAAGCGAATTAATTATTACTTGGATAACGATTGAGGGGATAATATGAGTTGGAGAGAAATTTTAAAACTTGCTAGAACTAATGATGCTACACACGATAAACAGCATGGTCCCGACTCATACTTAGTAAATGATGATATTTATAGAGAAGCAGGGGGTCAAGTGTTAGGGTTTGACCGACCAACCTCGGAAAACCCCACGGGGTCTTATATAGAAACCGAAGGGGATAGATTTATGGATATTGAGGATATTGAAGAAGCCATAGGTAGAAAATTAACAATTAATGATTTTAAAAATCACCATCTTAATTGGAAAAGCAATACAAATAAAACCTTATTGGATAGAGTAGGTGGATTTAGGGGTCAACAGCGATTAGCAGAAAATCAAATTAGAGAAATGATGGACTCATTACATAGAGGGAACCCCTATGGTTCTCAACAACTGTATGAAAATATTTTTAAAGCGTTTTTAGAAATCTTTGGAGATGTTTCTAGTTTAACTAATGAATTAATTTTTGTTCTAAAAAATTATATGGGTATAGATGCGTCTAGGAGGAATTAGTTATGGGCGAATGGTGGGGTAGTATTTTAAAGAAAAAGAAAAAAGTTAAGCGTGATGCTTGCTACTACAAGGTTCGTTCTCGCTACAAGAAGTGGCCTTCCGCTTATGCTTCCGGTGCGTTAGTTCAATGTAGGAAAGTAGGTGCTAAAAATTGGGGCAATTCAAAAAAGAAGTGATAATGTGAGTTGGAAAAATATTTTAAAAGGTAAAGGTGAAAGACACTTTTACATGGAGGAAGGAAAACCAATTGAATGGAAGGGTCCCACCCATAAACACCCCGATGGAACATTAATGTCGGGTGAGAAACATGAAGAGGGTAAAAGTAAAAAACTCCTTCATTTGAATGAGTTAAGCGAAGAGGCTTTAAAAATAGTCGGTAAAACTTCTTATAGTAAATCAAGAAGTGCTTTCACGGATAGGGATTAGATGGTTAAGAGGCGTAATCGGGTTAGGCGTAGGAAGGGAGAACCAAGTCAAAAAAGCGAAAAAGTTAGACCAAATAAACCCCATTACAAAAGAAAGGAGAGGTAATTATGCCCATTACTAAAAAGAAAGACGGTTGGTATTGGGGCAAGAAAGGCCCATACCCCACTAAGAAAAAGGCAGAAGAAGTGGTGGCCGCTATCTATTGGAAAAAAAGAAAGGAAGAAAAAACTCAACGGAGGGAAATGCCCAAAAAGAAACCTTACAGGGGTAAGTATATCAAGGACGGAAAAATTGTTCGTAAGAATGAGGACCCCACGGAAAGGTCAAAACAATGGTTAATTGATACAGTTGAAAGAGCATACCCCCAAGTAACAAACCTTAATATTTTCGTTAATAGGGCAATTGCTGGTGGTTATATTACCTTTGATTGTCATAATTTAAAGTGGCGTGTTGAATTAACTAGAATTACATGGTTTGCCTCTTCCGGCATATATCATGTTTGTGTAGTAAGCGACGACAAGTATGGGGCGTCGGCACGGTATGATAAATTTTTAACAAGAATAGATGTAATAGCAAACCTAACTTTTGGGGTAGTTCCTATTCTTGAGTTTGCTTGGGAACTATACCAATTAGATGTAGCATATCCAATGTTTAGATTTTATGGAGAATATTTTACTCCGATAGAATCGTCAAATGATTTTTACGAACATTATTACTATTTAAGACAGGCTAGTAAGGTTAATTTAGATGATGAAAATTCGCATAGATTTAACAATTCTTTGTGGGTAAATTCCGGAGAAAATAAAGAAGTTTATGACGAAACAGTTAAAATGGCTAAAGAAAAAATTAAGCATGTTAGAGAATTATATCAACAAATTATTGGGAGGGAACTACAATGAGTTGGGAAGACATTCTTCAAAAGAAGTCAGGAGATAACTTCAAGCGTGAAAAGGACGAAGGACTCCACGGCTGGTTCTCTCGTAGGGGAGGAAAAGAAGGCAAAGGAAAGAAAACTCAACGGGGCTGGATTGATTGTTCAACCTGCGGGTCCAAGAATGGACCAAAACCCTGCGGGAGGAAAGATGCCTCAAAGGGAAGAAAAAGAAGATGTCGTCCTACTTGTGCGGCCTGTAAAACATATAAACGAAGGAAGGGAACACCATGAATTGGAAAGACACATTACAGAAAAAAATTAGTCAACACTACATTGATGATTTTAATGAAGTGGCTCTAAGACTTATTAACGAGAGGGGAAAAATTACCGCAGGTGAAGTTTTTGATAACCTACCTAAAAAACTTCATAGGATTATGAATCCAACGAGGGTTGCTATGTATCTAAAAAGAGTTCCCGGTGTGGTTTATCTTGGAAAACCCGGAAAGGGTGCGGGAAAATATACTCTTGAAACAGATATTCAAAAGGGAAAAACAGGTGGAGCCTATTTAGAGGCGGTCGCCAAATTACTAACCGATGAATGGGTCCCTACAAGTTTATTTTACGACATGGCTTTGGATTTAAAACAACACAACGGAAGACCTTACAAGAATACTTTGGGTAGGAGAGCATTAATGAATAAACTAGCAAAGCACGGATATTCCGAAATAATGGAAGTTGATGGTGGAAGCAAAAATTTAATAAGAAGGAAACAAAGTTAAATATTAGAGGGATGTATGTGTGGGAAGATGTTTTGAAAAAGGATTGTGGTTGCGGTTGTAATGATTGTGGCGACGACCTAGTTAAGGCCTCCGAGATTAAAAGAGTTAAGAACGGGGTGATGTATAGAGGAGAGAAGTTCCCCGGAGTAAATAAACCTAAACGCGCCCCCAAGGGAAGCAAGAAAAAATACCGTGTGTTGGCTCATCAAAATGGAAAATACCGAATCGTTTCTTTTGGGGCTAGAGGCTACAAGGATTTCCTACAACATAAAAATACAAAGCGCAGGAAAAATTTTAAATCTCGCCATAACTGTAAGCAAAAGAAAAATAAATTGACCGCTGGATATTGGGCTTGTAATTATAATTGGTGATTAAATGAGTTGGAGAGCCGCCTTACAATCTGCTGATAATGCCTCGGATGAGGCTATTATGCTTGGACAGATGGCTTTTGTTTTAGAAACTATCACTAATGAATTAAAGAAACCCGAACCGGATATTCCTATGTTACTACAAATGGTGGAAGATAATTTAGAAACCACCATTGAAGAACTTATGGAGGAATTAAAATGAGTTGGTTTAAGGTCTTAAAACGAAACAATACTATCAAATCACGGAAATACGCTAAATTGTTTAGAGCGGCGGTAAGACCCATAGTTAACGAGTTTGTAGAAAAAGAAATTATACCAAAAACCAATAAAATTTATTTCAGAGAAATATCACAATTGATAGAGGAAAAATTTATAACTGACCCAAAAATAAAGGAGAGAATTAGAGCCGACCCCTCTTTGAGTATTCTACATACCGGAAGAATTAATCGTTTATTAGATACAAGTGTCGGACATATTAGTAGTATGGTAACATATAAATTAGCAAATTCAGGCTACGAAAGGAATACTACTGGGGGAAAAGACGGATATACCTACTACTCAAAGGAGGAATTTAAATGACTTGGAAAAATATTCTTAAATCTACCTCAAAAGGTAGAAGGGGTCAAAGAATAATTAGAGCGGCACTAAGACCAGTTATTCAAGAAATGGTTGAAAACTTTGCAGAAGATAAAAATGAAATTAGAAGAGATGAAATAATTGATTTTATTAATTCTAATGCTGAGGAATTGAAGAATATTCTTTACATAAAACAAAGAGCAGGACCCAATCAAGACCCCTCTTTACAAGGTATTAGTAGGCAACTTTTAGGAAATAATTTTAAAAATGGATTAAAAGGATTACATAATATAGCAATACAAAAACTAAGAGATATGGGCTATGAAATAGAAAATAAAAGAGATGGAAAAAAAGCCCTTACTACTTTTTATGTTTTGAGGGATTGATATGTTTAAAAAAATTATTGAGAAACTTA